TTGGTGCTGTGGTTGTATATTCACCTGCTGTGGTTGAAACATAAAGTATTTGTCCTACAGAAACATTAGATGTATCTAAGTTTTCAATTGTTCCAAAGGTAACAACCTGTAATTCTGCATTATCATTTGCATCATCCAAAACTAAACCAAATGCAGGCATCTTCGATGCATCATCAGCCTTAGCTTTGGCTACTGTTGGCACATCGCCAGAAACGCCAGATATATAAACGACATCACCTTTAGATAAAGCACCATCAGCTTTTGCACTAAATCTAACACCACCCTCTAAATCACCAATAAACTCATCAGTCGCTGTAACAGTGTTAAATATAACATTGCTAGTTACAGCAACAGCCTGACCAATAGCAACAACTGGAGTAGAGCTTTCGCCTGTTCCACCTGTTATTGTTACACCAGTGCCACCAGATATGCTTTGTACATAATCGCCAGTGGTATCAGTTCCTAAAGCAATAGAATCAATTTGTGCTGTGGTAGTGATTGTTATATCACCACTACCATCAAAAGATGCTGAACCTGCAACATCTCCTGATAAAGATATGGTTCTGGCTGTAGCTAATGTGGTAGCTGTATCAGCATTTCCTGTTAAGTCTCCAGTAACATTTCCAGTAACATTGCCTGTTAAATTGCCTGTTACATCACCTGTTAAATTGCCTGTAAATACATTTGATGAGCTAATGCTTACGCCAAATGTGATCCAGTCTGTGTTAGCAGCATTTCTTATTTTTAATAGGCTGTTTGCTGTATCTACCCATAACTGATGAGCAAAAGTTGTTGAAGGCTCGGTAGCCCCTGAATTAACTGTAGCAATAGCTGCTAGAGCATTGTTTAAATCAGCTCTGAAGTCAGCTCCACTTTGGTTAGCTAAATTATAATCGTGTTGTGCCATTAATTTACCTCTGTCCTATTGTATATTTAATCTGGTTGAGTTGGAAACACTACATCATCAAAATTTGTGGTTGATTGATGAGATGATGGTAAGTCTCTTAGCTCTTGCCTGTATGTTGCCCATTCTGTTTTCTTTGCATCTGTTAAAGGACTATCATTTACTTGAGTCCAATCTGACACAATTAATAAATCATTTCTTGTTTGTCTAATTAAATCTGTTATGGGCTCAGTTCTAGCAACCGCTTGATTATTCTCAATTTTGTACTCTAAGCCACTATAATTTCCCTCTATGGCTGATTCTCCATCATTTAGAGAAACCTCATCAATTGTTATATCAGAAGTTGTTGTTCCAATAATTTCTCCAGTATCTGTTTTATAAATTGTAAAGCTATTCATAATTAACCCATGTTATCCATCAACACTGTTAATCCCAATGATGTATGATTATAATCTCCATAAAAATAAACCCTAAAATATACAGTGGATTGTGAGCTGGAAAGACCTGATACAGTTCCATAATAAGTATAAGTATAAGGTCTGTAAGTGTTAGCACTCCATGAGAATATTGCACCATTAGGAACATCAAACCAATTAGAGTTATTGTAACTATACTGAACTCTTACATCGTCAACATTACCTAAAACACCATATAAAATACATATATATTGAGCATCATTTCTGACTTCAGTTATGGTGGTGTTACCTTTGACATATGGATATGCAGTTCCTGTTGCTCCTGTTGCACTGTAATAAAAACCCTTTTTCGTTAAGGGAACAGCACCTCCTGTTTGAGAGTAAATTTTAGGCGTTGTATTTGCAAAAAATTTAACATTTAAAGTATCAACATCAATCTTAGTTCCAGATAAATTAGTAATTCTTGCATTATCAATAAATACTTGACCACCACTTACAATGAAAGGAGAAACACTTGATCCTGCATCGTTATCAATCTTAAAAGTATCAGCTAGAAAAGCGATGGTGCTGGTTGCCCCAGTTCCTGAGCTGGCATTGCTCTCAAGAACCATTTGTGCAACTTTACCATTGGCATTTAATTTCAATACATAAGATGCAGCAGCATTACCATTAATTGTTGATATAGCTGAAGCGTTTGTGGAAATAGAAGATGTATTACCGCCAACTGTAGATGTGAGGCTTGTAATATCTGATGCTAATGCAGTATCAGCGTTTGCTCTAGTTGTTTGTTCTGTGCTGATTGCTGAAGTATTACTATTAACTGTTGAGGTTAAAGATGTAATATCTGATGCTAATGCAGCATCAGCGTTAGCTCTTGTAGTAGCTTCAGAAGAAATAGATGAAGTATTACTATTAACTGTTGAGGTTAAAGATGTAATATCAGCAGCCAAAGCAGTAGTTTGGTTTGTCCTTATAATTTCTTCTGTAAGTATTGCTGCTGCGTTTGTTCCAGTGGTAGCTGTTAAATTTGTAATAGCTGTTGCATTGGCTGAGGTGTCAGTTGTTAAAGTAACTATATCGCCTTGAGCTGTAGCAATGTTGGTGCTATTTGTAGAAACAGTTGAGCTTAGTGAGTTATACAGAGTAACCAAAGATGAATCTCTGGCTTTTACCCAACCATTGTTAGATGCATTTCTTACATAAATTTGATTGTTGTCATCAGTATCTGCCCATAAATCTTGAGCCTGTAATGCATTTCCATCAGTTCTTGTTGTTGGTGCTGATGTTGCTTTTATTAATTGTGTTGAATCAGTTCCACCTGCATCAATAGCAGCTATTAAATCTGCTGCTGCCTTATCTAGGGTTACTGCATCATTTGCTATTTGTAGTGTATCCACTGTTCCAGAAACCACATCAACACCAGCATCAACTGGTTTGACTCCAACAGTAAAAGTTAAAGTTGCAGGAGATGATTCAACACCTAAAGTATTTAATGAGGTTACACTGGCAACATAATTAGAGCCTGTTTTAACAAAGTTTAAATCACAATTCTCTACATCCACTATTCTGTTTAAAACTTGATTGCTTGAGCTATCTACGACATTGACCCTATATTGATAATCAGGAAAATCTGTTGGTTCGTTCCAAGATAAGAATGGTCTGCCTGTTGAGCTAGAATCAGTATCAGTAAAAGATAATCCTGTTGGTGCTTTTACAGCATAAGCTGAGGGCAAATTAGCCAACTCTTCTACTGGCTCTTGTGGTGGCACTTCCCATGTATAAACATCGAAGTATTCTATTAGACTAACTGCAACCAATCCATTTGACTGAAGCTCTAAGGCTTCCACCCTGCATACCTTTCCATTAAATCCTAGTCCTGCATAGGTAAGATCAACGATGTCTCCTACATTAAGCTTATACATCTCAGGAGTTCCTAAGAATTGCATTGTGGTCTGATTCCTGCTTCTGGTTAAAATAGCTTTTGCCATGTTATAGGCAATATAAGGATCAGAAATATATGGAAATTCTGCTTTAACCTCTAAGACCTCGCCACCATCATCAGAGGTGTAATTAGGTGTTGCATCATGTAAAACTGTAGCTGTATCTAATTCATACTTTTTATTAGCATTAAAGAATTCAACAATAACTTTATTTGCCTTCTTGTCTTTGTTGCCATAATCAACCGATATTCCACCACTAGCAATAATGTTATCATCAGTAATGCCAAATGTTGATGAGCCTGTATCTTCAATTGAAAGCTCATACTTACCATCTATGTAAAGAAAAATACCTCGCATATTAGCAAGCAACTCTTTAGCATTATCCATAACATTCTTATTGGCATCTAAGTAACCATTGCAATGAAATCTTTTAACCTTTAGTAAAGACGTGCCACTTTGAGATGAGTAAGTAGAGCCAAGAATGTTATTAACATATACTGAATATTGAGCCTGTGCATTGTAAAACTCTGTTCTCTGTACATCTTTTATTTCAGCACCATCTAAAACAAGATTGCCAGAGCCATCTTCTAAATCTATCTTTTCGCCAATTTTGTTTTGCCACCAAATAGAATTTGCACCAGTTCCAGTTATATTGATATAGTCATTTCCAGAAGTGCCTTCCCATGTAACGCTTTGTGCAGTGCCATTAAAATAGGGCTGATCAACCAAAGTATCACAGACATTAGCAGCAGAGCTAAATGTAGTCATATTGATTTGAGATTGAGTTAAACCTTTTCCATATTCATCATTGGTTATGAAATCA